TGAACCCGATAATCCATATGCTGGTCTTGAGAAAATCGTGTCAAAAGGCGATAGGCTTCCTTCGTATCACATACGTGAGCTACCAGTTGTAATGCGTGTAAGCATATCTGCAGATGATTCTATATATGGTATATCAGACATTGATATGATTGCTCAGAATCAAGATACCCTTAATAGGATTACGACAAAAGAACAAGAAAATATCTTGAAAGCTGGGTCGTTTGTAACCTATCCTCAAGGTACTAAAATTCCTTCTGATGACAGTACTTTGAAATTGGTACCAATACAAGATCCTCGGATGATTCAAGCATTTTCTGTGCAAACAATACAAGCAAATATGCAGCAAGATGATATATTTGCAACAAGAATGTATCAGTACGGTAGAGCAACTCTTGGTATAACTGAGAGTTATCAAGGTAAAAAGGATACAACAGCAACGTCAGGTAAAGCAAAGCAACTTGCAGCGGCGCAATCTGCCGGTAGGCTTGAGAGTAAACAGCGTATGAAGGTTCAAGCCTACTCTGAGATTTATAGAAAACAGTTTAAGTTTTTGCTTGCATATGCAGATAAAACTCAGCACTATGTTAAATTTTCAGATGAAGGTGATATCTTGCAGATGCAGTTCAATAGGTATTTATTTTTGAAAAAGAATAAAGAAACTAATCAACTGTATTGGGATGATAACTTCGTTATCGAAGCTGACAATGCATCGCTGTTTGGAAATAAGCAAGAGATGTGGGAAACTCTGACTGCTCAGTTCATGTCTGGTTCTATTGGCAATCCAGCAGATTCGAACGTTTTGAAATTATACTGGTCTATTATGAAGCAATTGCAATTCCCGTTTGCTGCTGCAATAAATCAGAATATTACAGAACGTGAGCAAGATCTAGATCCTGCGGTTAAAGCATTTTTGTTCAATCATCCAGATATTTTGGATAGAGTTGCTCAGATGATGGCGGCAGAGCAATCTGATCAAAGACAAGGGCAGACTCCAAATGCACCGTCTCAGGCAAGTCAGATAACTGCTGGTAAAGCTAAAACTGGTCAGAATGCTAATGAGAAACCTGAACCCGCTAATCCTATTCCACCTGCTGCACGTACTGAATTGGAGGTGAACAATGCTCAGAGTGAAGAACAATGATATTTATTTCGCTAGAGGTGAGACTTCAACTTTGAAGTTCGAATTTTGGACAAAAGAAGGTACTCCGTATATACTTCCAGTTAATCAAACTAATAGTAATCTTGCGTCTTATGCTGATGTATATACTGATGGTGATTATGCAAAAGTGGAGTATGAATCAAGTAAATCAGAACCTGCATATAGATTAGGAAAAAATGTCGCAATTGATTTTAGGAATGGCATATCTCAATATAATATTGATAAAATATATATGCGATTCTGTTCAAGCGTTGCATGTGCGTTATATGTTACAATATACGGTTTATCGGGTGCTCGAAAAGCAGCTATAAATCCCGGAGAAACGGTATTAAGCTTTGATATTACTGGTTTAGCAAGTAGCGGTAAATTAATCACTTCTATAGATATTTCGATTAATCCAAATGATACAAGTGTACCGTTACTTTGCTGGTTGTATGGTATAGAATTACGGTATAAGCAGGATGATACGCTATCTAAACCATTAATATTGAATGCATATAAATCTGGTACAATTGGTAAAGATTTACAAAAAGCTACAGAATTTCCAACTATTGCATTTACTGTTAGATCTGGTAGTTATGATTCAATTGTACTTGAGAAATATTTGAATCTAAAAGCTCCGCCCATGTATGGTGGCGATAGTGATTATGCTGCTGGTGGTTATAATAAGTTTACAACAGGTGAAATAATGGAAACTAATTCAACCTCTGTATCAGATTCTCAAGTAATTACAGATGTTAATCGTGGTATTTATAGAGTATATCATAGTTTAGATTCTTATGGTAAAGATATTTATCAGCAAGTAATTCTATTGGCGAATGGGTATAAAGTTATACCATATGTATTCAATGTAGTTGTAGTTTTGAATTTTGAAGATACTGAAATGCTTGAAGCAAAAACTTATATTTATGATGTTATTGCTTATGAAGGCATTACAAAAGGTCCTCAAGTGTTTCAAAGTTCATTCAAAGGGTTTCCTTATAGTAGCGTATCGTGGAAAAAAGAGCTAATCCAGCCTCATAAACTTGTTATAGAGGATACAAATAATGCTTAATCCTTTGACAACCATATTGTTAGATCGAATGGTTCAAAAGAAAGCCTCAGTAGGATTAGCAAGTTCTGATGACACTGTTGTTACTGGATTAGCCAGTTCAGAAGAAGTTACTATATCCGCTCTTGTTAAATTGGATGCAACAGTATTTCTTGATGTGGATTGTTGCTCTCATAAAAAACAAGATAGTTATGATCCAAGAATAAATTTAGCAGATAAAACTGTTGTAGGTGCTATAAACCAATTAGTTGGTATAACTGATTTAATAAATCAAACTATAACAAATTTATCAGCTGAGTTAAAAGTTGAAATAGATAAAAAATTAAATAAACGTACAACAGATGGTAGAAGTGCAGTATATGCAGTAGAAGGTGAAAATCAGATACTGATTATGGTTGAAATATCTGAAGAACCTAATACCATAGTTAAACGGAATGAGTTAGGCCAGATATTTACAGCAAACCCTACTCAATATAGGCACGCTGCAAATAAAGGTTATGTAGATAACGTTGCAATTCAAGTTTTAGAGGATGCAAAAAATTATACTGATAATATGATAACTGAGCATACTGGTATCCAATACGAAATTTTGGAGGAACAAAAAAATGGCTGATGTAGTAACAAAATCAGTAAGGTTAATGGATAACGAAGTTAGGCTTTATCCGAGAGTAAAATTAGAAGATATAGTTAAATCGGTAGCAGCAGATGGCACTGAAACTGTTGCTAAATTAGTTGAACAAAATACTACATCTAGCAATATAGTATATGGAACTAGCAAAGTTATCAACGGTGATACTATTATACAAGCGTCACTTCCTTATTCTGAAGCAGCTAACGGTGGAACCATAGCTAAACGAGATAATAGTGGTAGGTTAGACGTAGCAGATCCAACTGAAACTATACAAGCGGTCAATATGGGTTATGCTAATACTCACTATGGTAGACTCTCTAGTGGTAACGATTGGACTAATTTGAATAGGTTTAATACGGAAAGTATTTCTGTTCATGCTACAGATAAATCTATTTATATGAAACTTACAAATCAAGGATTTGTGGTAAAAACTAGTCCATCTTCTGAAGAGCATAACATAACATTGCAAGATGCCAACGGTACTATTGCATATTTAGGTGATGTAAGTTCTACAGCAACTAGTACTTTAGCTTCTGCTAAGACTTATACCGATCAACAGATTAATGCAAAGCTTTCTTCTGCTTTGAAATATAAAGGTTCTAAAGATACTTATGCAGACCTTCCTAAAACTGGAAACCAAGTAGGTGATGTTTGGAACGTTGTAGTTGCATATGGTAATGCACATGCAGGTACCAACTGGGCATGGAACGGTACTGTTTGGGATCCTCTTGGTGGTACTATTGATCTTACTAATTATGTTACAATGGCTAATGCGGCAACAACTTCAACAGGTATAGTTACTGCTCCAGCTATCGCAGGTTCAAGACAAATTGTCGTATCTATTTATACTGTATCGCCGAGCTTACCTCTTTCTAGTAGTGCTACTATAGTACCTACATCAAATGTTATAAAAACTTATGTCGACAATAAACTTTCCGGAAGTATCTGGGATTCTACCAAAGTAGTGTATGCTAAGACAAGTGATACCAATACTTCTTGGGCAGTCACTACTCCTCATATATTGGTTAGCGAGACAGACGACTCTGGTCATATACTGGCGCGTGAAGGATATATGATAGATAATGAAAATTTATCTAGGACTAAT